TTTAATTGCTAAAGTGTTACAACACTCGAGGATGAGAGATCTATTTTCTTCATAGGCATCTCTTCCGTGGAAAAAGAATTCACGTAAGCCTGAATTCATAGTCGCCAAATCACGTTCTTCCTGCGTGATACTTTTGGAACACAATCCAATCAAAAAAGATTTTTGAATGGAAGCTATTGCTAGTGGACCAACGTAACGACCCAGATCATCGCTATAAACAAAACCTCTCTTAAGAAATTCAATTTCAGAAAGATTTTTGCTCACATAGCTACCTTCTTTTTTGTCGGCTCTAGTATACACAACATTAATTTTCTCTAATGATGTTTTCATTGAACCAAAGTTAAAATGGGAAATGATATCACTACTAACAGCAATCATATTATCATCTCCATAGAAACGTTCAGTTATTCGACTCATAAAGAGTTGAAGTTCCGGATCATCCGTCACGACATCTCGATATGCGAATCGAACGTACATTCCGTTACCAAAACAATTCACAATAACTGTTAATGGTTCGCCACTAACATGATTACGTAAAAAAGATGATAAGGTTCCATTGAAATCGATAAAAGCAAAAGCAACATCTGCAGCCATAGCGCGATAAATCTTTTTCAACTCAATCTCTGTGAACCCACATAAATCATCTAGATTCATGATAATATGATCACCTGCTTCGACTATAGCAGAATACAGAAGCACTGCCTCCATTTTCTTGTCATAGGCGCGATAATCACCATCAAAGATGTTACCATCACCATGTTTAAGCATAGCTGTTGCTAAATCGTGCCACTCCTTAGAGTGAGCATTAATACCAACAGCGCACCCAAAATTGCCTGGGTTCCTTTGGATCACTCGAATGAGTGATCCAAAGAACATGCGCATAACAACAACTATTGGAGTTGGTGCCCCCATAAAAATTCGAATTTTACCGAGAGCATTTTTCTGGGCAGCTCGCGCCTCATCTTTCTCAGAGGCACAAAAGATGGGATTACATCTTTCTCCCTGCCGGTAAGTTTCTATCATTCTTTCGACTGATGAGATCAACTCATCATCGAGGACGAAAATTCCTTTGTCTTCATCAAATGATATTTTCTCCCTTTTTGGTTTCCTCCATGGAAAACCAAGACTAGTATTCATAGCTAGTGAATTAACATAATTCACACCGGGAGCGCCCGATACTGCTGTTTGAATATCATACAATTGTAAAAGTTTAAGTTCTTCATTTGGAACTTGACTCATATATTGCGATATAGTCTTGTGTGCTAACCATTGGGCATCTGCCGATGTGATCATCAGATTTGGTTCTGACATATCTTTCATCGCATGATACCAAGGTTTCCATGTACCCAGTAGAGGTGTTTCATGTGTCGTACTCCATCCTTTTCCTTTGAAAAATGGAGCTATGGCTGTTTCCCTAACACTAGATTTCATATTTGAAGTCCCAGTAGAGAGTGATCCATAGATTGCACAATTGGATTCATCCAAAAATAGGATAGGATCTCTGCGATTAATAGTTGGATACAAACCAACTACTTTGCTACCTTCTTGTAATGATACTATGCCAGCATCAATTAAGATCAAATCCTGAACATCTTCTTTGTAAATCCTACTGCAAAAAGCTCGGTTAGTTGCTTTGCCTGCGGTATGAATACCCATCAAAATAGGACCATATGCTGTTGAAGCAATTAAAACGCTCCCACAATCTCCCTTAACAGTTGGACATTCACTCCAGTACCCTTCAACTTGTAACAAATTGAGAGTACCTTTAGAGATATGTGTAGCAGCACGTACAATAAGATCTCCCTGGTTACTACGCTTGATATAACGGCCGTGAGAACGGACATCAAAACCGCGCGCAGGTAATAGATGATCTAGACGCGCTGCAGGTGGGAAATTATTCAATTCAATAAGAGCAATGTCACCAATAATCCTCTTGATACTTTTCTTTGAGATCTTCAAACAAGTATTGCGCGTTCCTGCCTTGCAAAGGGGCATAAACACGCATTCCATGCGAAATTCGTCAGGACATAAGTCAAGAATATGTTTATTTATAAGGTAAATATTACCTCCTAATGCCAACATATTATTGTCACAAGCGGTGCCATTATCAGTAAACACTGTGATAGCAATTACATTGCGTCCAATAATCTCGTTTAATTGATCGTCATCTAACCCTTTCATGGATTTTGATTGACGTGAAACCGTAAGAGGCGACAAATGAATTGAATCATTTGTCCACTTTGCAGCACTCTTTTCAGATTGCGGTGTAGGACGCATAAATGAAAATTGAAGAGCTTCCACTGTCCGGAGAGCTCTAATCATACCAGCTGTTACAGCAATGGTAGTGGCAACAAGAACATATTTCTTGTTCGCCATTGCTGAATCATAGAATGATTGAGCAATTGAACTAATTTGGACTCTCG